GTTCGCGTCGGCCATATCCGGAGAGAGGCCAGTCCCCTGGGGCCGGCCCCACCCCTGCTCCCCATCCTCGGCGTTCTCGTCATCCTTACCATCCTACGTTTCTCCCTCCCTTGTCTCCTGATCAAACTGGAGAAGGCAAGGCGCTCCAGAGTCCTCAGTCGGGCTAACCAAGACTGCGTCCTCCCTGTCGCGACGGGAGGACGTATCCATACTCATCCTCAAGGCGCTCGAGTTTTGAGCTTCGCGAGCGGGGGCCGTGCGAACGGCTGTCCTGGCTGGATCCCCAGGTCCACGCCCCCGCTTGAGCGCGCTCATTGGATTCCACCACTCGAGCCATTGCCCGTGGCCGACCCCTTACGCCCTGGGCCCCAGCGAAGGTCGCTTTCGACGAGCGGCTGGATAGGGGACGCAACCCAGGGGGATTCAGGGCGGGCTGTAGGATATCGCATGGCTCCCACCACCCCCCCCCAGAACAAGGGGAAGCAGGTGACGGGTGGCGCGTCCGCTCCAGGCGAAACAGGGCCCCAAACCCCTGGATCGTTCCCAAGCGGCTCGCCACCAGCACCACCGCCTTCCCAGGCTCCGGCCCCGTCAGGATTCGTCCCCGATCCTGACATCTATCTCTCCGCCAACGTGCGGAACTCCGTTAGTGGCGCGAGACCGGCAGATGCCGTTCTTCGCGTCATTAACCTGTTCCACGCCCACCAGGGCGTAACTGGCGGCCCTCGGACCCCCCCCGATCTCTTCCCGCCCGATTGGCACATCGGGCGAACGGCAATCCAAGTGTCCAGTGCCGGCGGTCACGTGAAAACCGCCTTCCAAAATATCCTCCCCTCACTCCGAGGATATGACCAGGAAGGGAAAGAGGTGGATTGGATTGACGAGGGGGCTGACTCGTCGCGTGTGGTTAGGTTGGTAGCGGTGTGGGACCCTCCCGTGGAGATGGTGGCCAACCTGCTGGCAGGGGTTAAGGGGACCAAGGTGACGAAGGAGGATGTCCTGAGGGTTGCGGAGAAGTCACCACAGGCGCTGGAAGCCTTGAAGAAGGCAGGGTCCGACTTCAGGGGCCACTTCTTAAGGTTCCTGGACCCTGTGGCTCTGAGGAGGAGCCCGGACTTTAACCGGGTTGCGCAGCGGTACAAGGTACAACTGCGGGCGGCGATCGACGAGCAGCAGCGGCTCATTAGGGACGCACGGGCCGCGACGAGAAGGGTCAACCAGATCCTGGGAGAGAGGGACGAGGAGCTGGCGACTCTTGATCCCGGGTACACGCCCAAGAGGGCCACGGCAGCCTCGGCTCTCCGCGGGTTCGGGATTGACCTGGGAGAGGCGCTGGAGTCGGCAGATCCGGAGGGGCACGTGGCGGCCGGAGTACTGGATGATTTGGATTTTTAGTGTCCGCCGCCTCGCTGCACGGCGACTGGTCGTTGGATCCGGGGGAGGAGGAGGTAATGTTGGACTGGATTCAGGAGAATCCGACGACCATGTCGGAGGCGAGCGGTCACGGAGTTAAGGAGTGGAAATTCTTTTTAGATCGGCGGGCCGATCACGTGCATGTTCCTGGCGTTGATTTCATTGGATATACCCCGGCTCTGCGGTACAGGTATGTACAACCGCAGACCAGTTTTTCTTCTTTCTTTTCTTCTTTCCTTGATGACGAGTCGGCCTTGCTTGCTGGCATTGATGGGCCATCTACCGACGTTGTCTTGTCCGAGTTCGTTCCACCCTCTGAGAGGGACTTGTTTGAGCATTTGGCCGGTTTTGGCGCCCTAGGGAGCGACGCTTCCCACATCCCCGAGGGAGACCTCGCACGACTCTTTGATGAGTTGGAAGCCCTCGAGGGATGGGGGGAGGTCTTCTCCGGATGGATGTCTACCGACCTTCTCGCTCAAGTCACTGTCCCTTCGAAGACGTCACCGGGAATCAGGTGGAAGAAGTTGGGTTACAAGACGAAGAAGGAGGCACTGATGCCTGCAACGCTTGAGGCGGCTCAGAAGTTGAAGCGGATGATGGATACAGGGGAAGAGTACAGCACTCCGCCGGCGGGTGTTGCAGGGAGAGGCAAGCGCGTGGATGCCAATAGGGACAAGTCCAAGCCTGATCGCAAGGAGGGGAGGTTAATAGTAATGCCTGACCTGGTCAGGCACCTCCTTGGGTCTATGACATCAGGTCCCTACATGCACAAGCTACGTGGGTTAGACAAGTCTGGGGGGGGAGTCGTGTTAGGGATGGGTCCATTCTCTGACTCCTACGAGAACATTGCGCGGTGGGCGAAAGGAGCTTCGAGCTTTGCCTTTATCGACTTCAAGAAGTTCGATCAAAGGATACCAAGGCGGCTCCTACGTGCTGTGATGAAGTACATTTCTCGTAGGTTTGAGAAGATACCTGGGTCCAAGGCGTACTGGAAGTCGGAAGCGAGGCACTTGATCGAGACAGAGATAGCGATGCCAAGCGGACACACTTACAAGAAGAGGAGGGGCGTCGCGTCTGGCGACCCCTGGACCTCACTTGCTGATTCCTACGCCAACTGGATCATCCTGAAGCGCGTCTTCGACCTCATGGGGCTGACAGTGAAGATCTGGACCTTCGGGGATGACTCGGTGGTGGCCATCTACGGCCCCGCTCCCCCGGATCTTCTAGGACGCATCACAGCCCTAGCGCGCTCTGAGTTCGGAATGGAGGTTTCTCAAGAGAAGAGCTACGTCTCTGAGAATTTGGTGGACATTGAGGATGACCCAGTCCCTAAGGGATCAGGGTCATTCCTTTCAATGTACTTCCTCCAGACCGAGTTTGGCGTGCGGCCCACACGGCCCCTCCAAGACCTTTATGAGCTCTTCCTCGTGCCGGAGAAGAACCGGGAGAGTGTAGAGTGGGAGGTCGCGCGAACGTCAGCCGCGTACTTGACCTTTTACTACAACTCAAAGGCCCGATACGTACTACATGAGTACTGGGACTGGCTGCACCGCACGCAGAAGATCCCGGAGCTCACTGGCTCGTACGTTGACTTGCAACTTCTCCGTGAGCTGGATATCCCTTGGGCCGCCTTCAAGATTGAGTGGATGACGAGACTGCCCCGCCCGGGCGAAGTGGAGCTGATGTATAAATACGGGCACACAGGTTTTTATCCTCCCGTCCTGTGGGGAGCGTGGTACTCTAAGTATGATCGTGAGAAGTTTGGGAACTCACTATCCTGGGGTACCGACGCTCCTCCTTGGGCTGGGAAAGGCGAGCGGTCCGCCTAATTTAAACCGTGTTCAATTGTGGGTGACCGTGCGTTTGGGACGGGGGTCGGCGTTATCGTGCGCGCTA